GTTTTTGCTGATGACCTTTTTAATTGTCCTAGTGATCTAGCGCAGTATGATTTCCTACGATTAGCAGCTTTTGATCCTGGCTTCACTTTTCCAGTCACGGCTGTTTTTAATTTACTTCCAGGGTTTGCTCTCCTGTAAGCTCTTACACCTTTAGCTGTCATTCCAGCTCCAGATTTTGTTGGTCTATAATTAGCACCTGGACCTTTAGTAGTTTTTCTAATTGTCATTAGACCCTACCTCCAAATGCCATTCTTTTTCTTTTTGTAAATGTTGAAACATTAGTGGGTTTTCCTCCAGGATTACCCGCAGCTCTCTTTCGTTTGACAGCAGAGGCCTTTTCGCCTTTTGTCATCCGTGTGGCTTTTGCAAGTGGGACGCATTTTGGATATTTTCTTTTGCTCCCTTTCGATCGACCGCAAGGTTGATACTTGCCGTTCTTCTTCGGAGCTCCGATGTCTACCCATTTCTCTTTGACCCATTTTCTTAGACCACCTTCAGCCATTATTTTCTCTTGGATTTTTTCTTCTTTTTTCCACCTGGTTTTATTTTACCAGAACATACAGCAGAGCCGTACATGTTTGCATACGCAGAAGGGTAAACTTTAAATTTACGTTTTGCTGCTGCTTTACCTTTTGCACAAAGTTTAGCCACAGACTTTTCTTCCTTTTTTGTAACCCATTCGTTTTGCAACTTGTGGAGCTACTTTTTTAAGTTTTCTTATTCCTTTTCCTTTTTTACCTTTAGGTAATGGTTTTGTCATAAGTAACCTTATTTTTTTTTACTTCTATTTGCTTTTCTTACGGCTCTGCCACCTCTTTTAGTTTTAACAATTCTACCACCCTTTTTAGCACCAGCTTGAATTGGGTATCCATCTAGCATAGCTCCACCAGGGTCATCGCCAACACCAATTAAGAATTCAGCAGGGTTAACACTTCTTTTTCTACCTACTTTACCAATCATAGAATTAAGAAAACCATCGTTAGCGTCAGCACCTTCAAGCATAGCATTTCTATTTCTGTTAGCCATAAAAGCTTTTCCTAAACCAGCAATTGCCAACATAGGCGCTACTGTTTTAAGAAGTTTTTTTAGTTTTTTCTTTGCCATTTTTTATCTCCTTATTTTTTTCCATTTCGGAAAATTTGTGTTCCCTTTATACCATAAATACTCGCGACTACAAGTATCCAAAGGTTTGTAAACCATGACGGGAGCTGCGAGAACATATCAAAGAACAATTTTACCTTGTCCATTGCTGTTGGATCATCCGATACCACTGCCCAGGCCAAAATCATCACGGGCGTGCTCAAAATTATGAGGACCGCCTCGTCCTTCCAGTCCGATTGTCTAGCTTCTAGCAATTTTCCTTGGTAAGCTTCGTCACCTCGGGCCATCTTTTCAGCATGCATTAACTGTGCATCTGACATAGCCATCTTCGTTCTCTGCTTGTTAGCATAAATTTTACTTCCAGCAGAAACGGCTAATTTAATTGCCGATAACCACATGATTAATACCAGTCAGCTTTACTTTTCTTTTCAGCAAGCATTCTTCTTTGACCTTTTACTTGAACTGACTGAGTCTCAGTAGGGTTTGACACCTCAACTTTAACTCCACCATTCAGTAAACCGTCTTTATTCAAGAACATGTCATGATCTACATGAGTCATGCCTGCGTGACTGTTTTTTTTAGTTTTTTTCATAATTTATTCTCCTCTGTTTCTAATTATAGCAACATTTCCAGGCATTTCATCCATTTTCGGTGCTGATGGAATTGTTTTACTTAAAATCGTCTTTTCAATAGACGTATCAGCTCTTAGTCTAGCCAATTCTTCGTTTTGTTCAAGCTTGTCTTCTTGATTTCCTTGGTTCATCATAGCTTTTGTCTTATCTAAGTTAAATCTTTGCTCTGCTTCTCCTCTTTTTTGCTCATTATCCATGGCTCTAAGGTCTAATTCTCTTGCTTTTAGTTTAGCAATAGGGTCGTTTCCAAAATCACCCATGATTTTGTTTTCTTCTTCCTTAAATTCTTGAGTCATGTCTGCAATTAGTTTGGCTTTTCTTGCTTCAATAGCCATACTTAACTGCATAATTTGTTGTTGAACTTGAGGACTCTGTGCCATTTGTGGATTTTGTTGTGCCATTTGTTGAAGCTGCATTAATTGTTGAATTTCATCTCTAAATTCTATTTCCAACTGTTCTTGTGCCATTAAAGAAATGTGTTCAAAGATATTTTTCTGTAATGCACCCATAACTGGTGGACTATTTTTAGCCATATTAGTTGCCATAAAATTTAAATGCGAAGTTATATGTGCTCTGTGATCTTGACCCTTAAATGCTTGGAAAGGTTTACCACTCATTGCCATAATATTTTCTGCCGCTGGATCCATTGGCATAGGTTGTTGAGGTGGTGGTAAAATTTTATCAATATTTTTTACACCAATTGCAGTGTACATATCTCTGTATGCTTCGTACATGTTATGCATTCCAGGATTTGACATTGCAAGTTGTAGTTCAGTTTGAGCCAAACTAATTCTTTGTGATTGTGAAAATATATTAGGATCAGCTATAGGCATGATGTCTACTTTGTCATCAAAGTCTGCAACTTTAATATTTCTTTGTCCACCGATAACATCATAAGGATATTCTGGTGGTAGGTATTGTTTAAACACATCAGCTAATAAAACAAATTCTTTTTTAAGTGCCACATACAATCTTTTATGTATGGCTGACATGACCCTGGAGCCTCGCTCTAAGAGGGCAATGGTCGTTCCAACAGCGGCCTGTTGGTTGCCGTCACCGACCTGCATGTCAGCTATGGCGGCAAATCGTTGACCTGCGTTTACTACGATGCCCATCAGTTGTAATAATGTTGCTGATGGTTCTTTGAAAGGTAAAGGCATAAATGCGTCTCTAATGTTTCCGCCAGGTGCATCTACGTCTCTAAACTCTCCAGGTTGAATCGATTGCGCTTCATCTCTAACACGAATACCTCTTTGTTTAAATCCAGCTGGCATATTTGAAAAAGTACCAGCATCTAATAATTGTCTAAGTGCATTCGTTGCAGTTCTTGATAATCCACCAATCATGTGAATTAAACCAAATCCATAAAAACCAAGTCCAGGTAAAAATTTAAAATGTGCAAAGTATTCAATTTTATTTCTTAGTGGATCTTCGACTTTATAGTTTCTTCTAATAGATAAAACTTCTCTTGACGATGTATCAATTGTTACAATGTATGGAAGTTTTATTCCTGTTGGGTTTTGTTCCATGTCTTTATCTTCAAAACCTTCAAGATCAAGATTAGTATGTACTTCTAGAATAGTGAACATTTGTTCATCTCTAGTTTTTCTAACCCCTTCTAATTCTCTTTCTTTTTTATCTACTTCTGTTTCTTGAGAATAACCAGGTGTGATTTCTATGTCTCTATAAAAACCAGCTACTTGTTTTTTTCTTAAGTCATTTTCTGACATTTTTAAAACATGCACAATTGCGTCTGCATCTTCTAAAGATGTGGCTGTGTAAGGTACTATCAAATCATCTGCCGGAACAAATTTGGACACGGCTCTACCAAGTAGTTCATCGTAATAAACTTTCTTGAATGCAGAGCCGCTGAGAGGGAGATAAAAAAGTAACTGATCGAACTCGGGTTCATACTCTTTCATCACGTTCATGAGTTGATAGTTCATGAAATTTTTTACTCTTGTAGCTTGGTCTTCTTTTTGTCTATTAATCACACCCATAATCTGGGTGTGTACTGGACCATTTGCTGGAAGTAATTCTTTGTAAGCGTGTGCTTGAAATTGTGTTACCGCTTCTGCTAATACAGGATGAGTTGCACCACTTGCATTTGTAAACGGTTGTGTTCTGTTTTCGTATTTAAATCCTAATAAATCTAAACCTTTAGTATAAGCATCTTCCCAATCTTTTCTTGATGCTTTGTATTGCATATAATTTTCATAAAGTTCAGAACCCAAACTACCTAAAACATCTTCTGGTAATAAGTCTGCTAAATTATCAAAATGTTCGTTAGTTCCTGGTTGGTTTACAGCTTCTGGATCAAAAGTAATGGTAGCTCCACCATCTTCATCTTGTTCTACTTGAACATCTTCAGGTCCAACTTGTTCTTCAATATTTCCTTGAGACGCTTCCGCTATCTCTTCTTCGCTAGGTAATTTTATTTCCTGCTCTACGTTGGGTAAAGCTTTGTCTATATCTGCCATTATTTTTCTCCGAGTTCTTCACCACTATAATCTTTTTTTCAGGAACATTCAACCCCTGTGGGTTTGGTCCTCGAAGTGGTGGTATCGTCGTTGTTAGTTTTTTAGTCATCAAATAAGTCCATACCTTGTATCACTGCAGAAGCTGCAAATCCACCTATTCCTGCTCTAGATAATAACCTTAATGCTGGTCCACGTAAACCTAATCTAGCTACCTTTTGAAGAGTTGGATTTAATCCTCTAGTTAATTTTGGTGTTTGATCTGCAAATGCCGGATACAAATAGTTTAATGGATCTGTTGCTATATCTGTAAATGAGTCTCCTTCTGCAACTTGACTAGCAATATCTCCAGCCATAAAAGGTGCGAGTAATGCAGGTGATGCTGCAATTCCAAGTCCTCTCCCTAAAACTCTTAAACCTGTTTTTGCCATACCTGGTCTTGGTTTTTTCTTTTCAATACCAAGTGCTCTAGACTTACTAGCTTTAATTGTTGATGGCGCAGCGAGTGCTGTTGACCCTGCAAGTGTTGCACCTAATGCAGGTAATTGATAATCTAATATTGCAGGTCTTTCTATATCGATAGAAATAGGATCAGTTGCCATATCAACCAACATATTTTTTTGCTGGTCTTCATTTGATAAATAAGTTGTTGGATCATCATTACTAAATGCTTTGACTAATCCTACGGCAGCTCCAACACCAGCACCGATACCAAATGTCTTTGGACCAGGGCCTTTTAAAAAATTTAAAAAACCTGATGCTGCTTGTTTAAACTTACCTATCTTACTTGCATCATTTGCAAATTTTTTAGGGTTTTCTTGTATAGCTTCTTCGACAGCGTCGACACAACTTACAGTTCCCCCATCTGCTTTTTTAGTTCGGACAATTTTACATATAGGTCCGTTTGCTGCCGCATCTTCTCTTACATCAGAAAAAAGTTTGTAAGGATCTGTATCAAAACCTAATTGTTTTAGATTCTGCGATACTTTGGTTATTTCACCTTTTGGAATATTAGCCTGAGCCTCTTGAACTGCTTTAGCATTTTCCGTAAAAAAATATCTATCAATAGGATCAGGTATTATTTTATCTATTGCTTTTATATTACCTCTAAAATTTTTTGGTGATACCTCCTGTATACTTTTACCTTCAAAAAGACCAAAAGGGTCGACTGTTTTTGAAGAATCTAATCCTAAGCTATATATTTTTCTTGTAACAGGTTCTTCTACTTTAAAACTTTTATAACCTTTAGTTGCATAAGCAACAGCCGCTCCTTTATCATTAATTTTGTTTATTTTATCAATATATCCTTTTGGTTTATTTTTAAAAAGTTTGTCTCTTTCTTTGTAGAGTTGATTTAAATAAGGGTCTACGTTTTTTAATATTTCTTGATTTATTTGTTGAGGAGAATAACCAAGTGTTTGAAATTTAACCACCTGACTTCCTAGGTCGTCCATGTGGGATAATTGAGATTCTTTACTGCCTTCCATAGCTCTTTCAAAAGCAGGAACACTAAATTTTTTAATTTTTTTCTTCCTAACCTCTTGAACTTTTTTTGCAGACTCTTCTGGGTTAAAACCTTTTTCTTCTCTGTATTCTTTAACTAATGCAGCGGGAATTGCTTTTATGGTTTTTTCATTGATTAATTTAGAAACTAGTTTACGAACTCTCGACTCTTGAGTTGATGCCGGTAAATCAGGATAAAGTTTTTTACCCATCGTTTCACCCTTTAGTTTTCCATAATTTTCTTTTACATATTTTAAAGATTCTGCATCTTCTAAATATGAAATATTAGGAGTGAGTGCACTATAACTTGTATTGTTATCTCTTAAAAGTTTTGCAATAGGTCTTGTGCTGGATTTATATGTTTCTGCTATTTCTTCTAATGTATCACCAGCTATAATTTTATTTTTAATTTTTTGTAAATCACCTTTTGGAATTTTAGTGTTAGCATCGTATTTTGCTTTTTTTGCAGCAGTCTGCGCATCTAATGCTTCTTTTTCAGAAGCAAAATATTCTATGCTTGGTTTTGCTTTACTTCCTGGTCTTGAAGATCCAGATCTTTTATATCTCCAAGGTTTTTTTGGATCAGGTGGGTTTGCAACTTTTTTAACAGCAGGATCAAGGGCTCCTTGTTTTTTTACTTTATCTTGAATAATTTTATCTGTTTTCTTAACCCACTCATCTCTTTCTTTTTTTGCTACTCTTAACCCTGTGGGTGTAAAATCAAAATATTGTTTTTTTCCTGGAGCTCCTGTTCTCGATGCTCTAATAGCATATTTTTTAGTTCCACTTGGATATGTGGCTTCGTATAAATATGGTTCGCCTTCTATTTTTTTAAAAATTGGTTGAGCCATTAGACCTCCAGGATCTTAGCTAAGCCACCACCTCTGAAAAGACCTTTCTCTCTTAACAGATCATCAATCTTATCTTTTAATGCTGGATCGCTGTCTGGATTTTTGAAAAACTTATATAGGTTTTTGAAATTTTTATTTGAACCTCTTTCTCCACCTAGGTGTTTGAAGATCGCAGACTTCTGTGCAGCTGTATATAAACCTCTTACAATATTACCTGCCATATAACCTGGTCTTACTGAACCACCCTCTGCAAATTCAAAGTCATCAGGATTGATAGACTCAGGATCAAAGTATCTACTAGTAATTGTATTACCTTTTGCATCTTTTATCTTAACTAAATTTTCTGCAAACGTTTGAATGTCATCTGCATTATCTAATTGTGCAACTGACGATGCAACTTTTGGTCCAAAATATTTTTGTACTAATAACATAGGGTCGCCCATACCACCGCCACCACCTTCAGTCATAAATTTAAGATCGTCTGCTTCCATGACACCAGATAAAGTTGTGCCCCCTGGAAATGTAGGGTCTTCTAAATCTTTTATTCTATTTAAAAACTCTCTAGCATTTGCTCTTGCAACAGGTTGAGCATTTGCTGATACACCGATATTTAAATAAATTTTATCTACAATATCATTTACAATTAAATTATTGTTTTTAACATTTTTAATTGACTCAAGTCCTGCACCTGTAAACGTTGCTGCATCGGATTGTATTGGAGCTGCAATATCTTCTGGTCCACCACGTGAACCTGGAGGTGGTAGATCATCTTGTAATGTTCTAATATCTTCTTGCATAACTTCTTTCATTGCAGGATTTCCTGTTTTTTGACCAGCTTCAAATCTTTTTATTTTCTCTGTTTCTCTTAAAGAACCTAGCCCTTCTTGAGTTAAGTCTGTAGTTCCAGTTCTAAGATCCGTTATATTTGAAATTTGTGGGGGATTAAGAAGCTCATCAATTTTTGACATGTTCTCTAATAGCTTATTAGCCTGTAAGTCATTTAACTTACCAGATACGGCATAGCCAACAGGACTTTTTAATTCTTCTAAAATTTTAGTTGGACCTAAAAAACCAATGGCGTCAGTATTGACATCCATATCCAACATCAACTCTGGAGACTTACCCTTTCCTAAAAAATTTATATTTGTTTTAGTCCCCATAACTTCATTTAAGTTTCCACCTAACTTTTTGTATAGAGCTAAAACTGCTTCTAATGTCTGTTTCCTAGCCATAATATTCTAACCTGCTTCTGTCCGGTAGTGGTTCATCTTGATATGCATCTTTATTACGAACCAAGCCACCTTGTTTAATACGCATAATCGCCTGTGTTGTGGAGTCGACATAGTCATCGTGATCTCCAAACGGAAATGATGCGCACTCTTCTACAACCTCTTGAGCGAAATGTTCATGCATAGGAGCCCAAACTAATCCCATCTCAAAAAGTGGTGATACAGAGTTTACTCTTGCATGTTTATCATTTCCTCGGCTCGGCGTAAAGTTAATTACTGGAATTCCCATATCTCTTAATTCAGCCGTTAGCGGTATTCCAGAGGCCTTAGCTTCAACGATCACCATATCAGGCCGCCAATAGATATACTCTTCATGAGCTACTTTTCTAAGTTCTGGAAACTCATAACGATCCTTAAAGGCATTGAGTAATATAATATTTGATCTACCATCATCATCTTTCCATACTCCCCAAGTCGTTATAGCTGAAAAGTCGGCAGATTCTTTTTTGAGAAAAGCAGTATCGTAAGACTGAATTATAAAATCACAGCTCGGTGGATTCTTATGTTCCCAATCTTGCCACCAGTCTCGTTTTAATATTGCACCTTCTTCAGCCGTTGGCTGTTGCATATATTGAGCATTCCAATTGTTAACTGGAATAGATGCTTTTGTTTTCTCAAGCTCGTCCTTGGTCCAGTATTCCGGCCACACGGGCTTTCCATCAGGAAGCAGGGCAGGTAATTCTACGACCTCCCATTGATCAGAGTTCTCTTCTCCCTGAGCCCTGATTAATTGTCCAGTAATATCTTTTGTAGACCATCTGGTCATTACAACCACAATACGTCCGCCAGGTTGAAGACGTTGACGTGGACCTGACGTATACCAGTTCCATGCTTTATCAAACGACTTACTATCTTTTTTAATATCTTGTTCTTTGTGCGGGTCA